CTACCATAGGTATGGTGGTAGGTCAAAGGCAAAGGTAGAATCATTCTATAAAAGAAAGGACAGATACTTCTTCGAGAAGACATCAAGAAAGTATAAAGATGAAGAGGTCTGTGACTTCTTCCTTGCTAACTTCGTAGCAACTGACAACCCACAAGGTGTGTGGATAGGAAACATTATCAAGACAGGTGAGGTAGTATATAAAGACTGGATGAACAGACAGCAAAGTTTATTCTATAACTTCAAGCAAGACTCAGAAGATATGTTGGATCAATATGATTATGATGAGTTCTTTGATGCATCTAAAGGTCACCCACCTATACTCAAGGAGCATCTTGCAGGTAGACTAAGTGTAGAACAGATGTGTATCTATGAGAAACTATTTGGGTACTGTAAAGACTATGACAAACAGTTAGATGACCCTGTGTGGAAAACCGTAGGACTAAAGATAAAGAAGTATCTTCCCTTTCTAAATATTGACAAAGATAAGTATCGTAACCACCTCCTACAAAGGGTGAAAGAAAGATATGGGTAAGTTTTTTGAGTCAGAAAATGTAAAGGGTGAGATGGAAGACATTTATGATCTGCAAAAAGAACTCATGGATGTTATAATGAAGTTTCCATACATGAGTCCTGAAGCACAGTACATACACATCGAAACTGTCAAAGAATTGTTGGAGAAACAACAGATAATGTGGACTAGAGTATCATTATCTGATGATCCAGAAGCACAGAAGATGAAGGAGACAATACGTAAAGGATCTAAAGAGATGGGGTTCGGTGACACAGATGTCAATATGATTTTTTCTAACATGAGAAACACACTAAACGCTGTACAAAAAAACCTAAAAAAATAATGTCGTACCTTGTACATCCTCTTCCTTTACAACAAGTGTATGTCAAGAAAGAATTTTTATATGATCATACTAAAGGTCATGGAGAACTTACACCTGGTATCTGGGTTTCTGTAAGAAGTATACAATCAAAAGCATTGTACTTTGAAACTATGTTGACTGACTACGGTGCTTTGTTTGATAAGTTACCTATCAGTGCTTTTGTATGGAAGGAAGACTTCGATAAAGATAATCAACTACCATTAGATGTACTGCAACTTTGGGATTGTTTTGATTATAATATTACAGTGATACAAAAACCAATGTTAGGTAGATGTCAATTCTTTGGCAAAGATAAAAAGATGCACGATGGTGAGTATGAATTCACTATTGACACTGCACACCCTGACAGATCTGTGCTTGATGTAAATTTTTCAGAGCATGATCCAGAGCACAAAACATTCAACATAATTGCTCTTGACAACGGACAGTTTGCAGCACAACCTAATAACAGATGTATATTTTTTGATAATAGTCTGATAAAGAATGATAGGTTGAAGAAACCAGACTTCAAGGTATGCACACAAAACTATGCTGTTGAAACTGAACCAAAGTGGTGGTCTGTGGGGCACACTGATGAGTGGGCATACAAAACCAAAGAAGAGGTTGACAACACATAAATAGTAGTTTATAATAACTCTTGTACATGCAAGGGATCAATCCCGTAATCCATTCAATCCGACGAATCCAAAAAATCAAATTTATGACATTCGCAAATTTAAAAAAACAATCTCGCCTTGGCAGTTTGACAAACAAACTTACCAATGAAATCGAGAAGATGAACAAGGGCAGCACAGGAGGTGCTGACGAAAGACTCTGGAAGCTAGAGGTAGACAAAGCAGGTAACGGTTATGCTGTTATCAGGTTCTTACCAGCACCAGAAGGAGAAGAACTACCATGGGCAAAAGTATGGTCACATGCTTTCCAAGGACCTGGTGGTTGGTACATCGAGAATAGTCTGACTACACTAGGACAAAAAGATCCTGTGTCAGAATACAACAGACTACTTTGGAACAGTGGCAACGATGCAGACAAAGATCTTGCACGTAAGCAGAAGCGTAAACTATCATATATTTCAAACATATATGTTGTGAAGGATCCAACTAATCCTGAGAACGAAGGTAAAGTATTCTTATACAAGTTTGGTAAGAAGATCTTTGATAAGATTACTGCAGCAATGCAACCTGAGTTTGAGGATGAGGAAGCAATCGATCCATTTGATTTCTGGCAAGGTGCTAACTTCAAGTTGAAAGCAAAGAACGTAGCAGGTTATCGTAATTACGATTCATCTGAGTTCGCTGCTACATCACCATTACTTGATGATGATGATGCACTTGAAGCATTATGGAACAAACAGTATGCTCTTGCAGAGTTTACTGCTGCTGATCAGTTCAAGGCATACGAAGCATTGCAACAGCGTTTAGATTCAGTTCTAAACAACAAGCAGAATCGTGTGGCACCTGAGGTCGCAGATGAAGAGGAGGAAATAGTTACTGCTGATCCAACACCAGTTACTGCATCTCCTAGTGCGAACGCACCACAAGATGATGACGATGCTCTAAAATACTTTCAGCGTTTAGCAGAAGAGTAATGGAATACGTCTCATTTGAAGAGACAATCGGAGTCTACGATGGAGATCAATCTGTCGTAGACTCTTGTTTATCTTATGTGTATGAACTTAGAGATCTATGTCCTGAGTCAGATGGAAACTCAAACCATGGTGGATGGCAAAAAGATATCAGTCATCCAATAAAAAATGTAATTGAAAAAGAGTTCAAAAAATATATCAAACACTATCTTGTAGAAGAACCTTATTGGATATCATTTACTAAAATTTTCTGCAATATCAATCCACCAGGTTCATCTAATACTATGCACCATCATACTGTAGGTGAATTTAGTGGTGCCTTCTGGTTGAAAGCAGAGAAAGATGCAGGTGATCTTGTAGTGATGAACCCCTACCCTAATAAGTTTATCAATACTTGTACGATAGCAAAGAAAGATTATAATGCCACATACTTCAAACCACAACCCAATAAGGGTGTGTTCTTCAACAGCAACCTTATACACTACGTTGACATCAACAGATCACAAGAGGACAGAGTATCCATTGCATATCACATTGGACTCCATTACCTGTAGCAAAAACGACCTTTAGTTTCAAAAATCGGGCAAAAAAAACTCAGGGCAAAAATTGCCCTTAAGGTTTTTTACTTGACTCCTAATATTCTTAGATTTTCTCCTTTCTTCATCTTTTTATTGATATATTGTGAACTATCCTGATAAGTCATTATCTCTCTCATATCCTCTTTTATAACTCCTACGTATTCTTTCCTAAGAAGCACTATTTCACGTTTTTTGTCATTCTTACTTACCTCATATTCATAGTTAGATACAGATTCTACTAATTGACTACCAGAGATATTTTCTACAAATCCGTCCTGAGTGTAATTAAACGTAAAATTAGCATCAACTACTAAACCACCCTCTAGGATAATATTGTTATCTAGGTCAATTTGTTCTATTGTCTCATAATGATGAATTTGAGTCAACTGGACAGTATCGTACTTATTATCCAAATACCTTTGAAAGTCATATTGACTCATAGGCCACTCATCCCTTATATTGATGATATTATTGGATAATAACACAATCCAATCATAGTCCTCTCTTTTGTATATTTCAAATGCTACATTATCTGGTCTATCATCACCATTTACAGAATATGTGTTAAATGCGACAGCATTCTCAAAAAAGTCATCTCTAATTTTTGCTCTTTTGAAGAGATTTTTAGATAATTGAAAATCATTGTTAGAATTACGATCATTTGAGAATGATGGTAATAATACGTCTGGGAAAAGATCGAAATATGCCATTAGAATCCTACGTCATCCTCTGCGATTGTTGGAATTGAATTTGGAGTAGCACCTTCACTACCTGTTGTTAGGTCACGGATGCTCTCATCTGGTTTTTCATCATAATCATTACCAAAGATAGGTGTAAGTTCAGTAAATGTCAGTGCCATATTTGATGATATGGGTTGAGCACCTGCACTTGAATCTGCATATGCAGACCACACACCTTCTGGAGTGTAATCTATCTCACATCCAGTAAGAGCACACATTTTGAACATGTTCAAACTCTTTATTCTCTGCATTCCAGTCCTGTATGTAAGACGGAATATATTAGGAGAACTTAGGAATAAACTACTACCCTCACTCTCATTAGCAAATGATGGTAACATACCTTGTTTGAAAAATCTCATAATTTTTCTCACCATTGCTGCTTCATCTTCTTCTTGAGGTGCAAATTGGAAACTAAAGACAAAGTTTCTAAGTTGAGGACCATTGAATAGAAGCTCAAGGTTAGGGTTGATTGCATTACCTGTACTTCTTGTAATAAATTGTGCAGGGTCTACATTGATTCCAATTCTACCCAATGCTAGTTTGGAAAGAGTTGCAGAAAGAATATCCCCTGATGCTCCACCATTTTTCATATCTTTTCTAACAGAATCCAATGCATTGGCAGCATCACCTAGTCCAGATTTTACTAGACCTACTAAGTTTGTATCACCTTGCAATAAACTACCTATTTCTCTTGATGCACCAAAGAAAGCACCTGCCTCTACAGCGTTTGCTTTAGCACCACCCCAACTAACACCATTACTTGATTTTATCTGGTTTGGTATTGGTAGTTTTACTGATCCTTTAGAAGATTTTGTTGTATCAGATGGTTGTCCACTAAAGTTTTGACCACCTGCTATATTACTACCTCTAGGTATACCTTTTGTTAGGAAAGAACCTAGACTCTTGCCTTTTGCAATAGGTATAGGATTTTCCTTATCACCTTTATTGAAAAACGACATCCCTTGTTGAGGAGCTTGATATGCGAATGACTCAATAAACATGTGATCCATGTTTGACTCATTGTATCTTACATCTATTGGATATGCTAATTGTACAGGTGGTTTAGATGGACTTTTACCTGTTATTTCTGCTGGTTTAATATTATCATCTACTTTTTCATTAGCATCTCCATCAGTATTAGCAGTTGGTTCAAATGATTGTTCTAAATTGTTTACATCAACACCAGATTCTTCAGAAGCATTATTGAATAAGGTTTCATTACCTGCTTCAATAGATTCATTACGTACTTCATTTACTGCCTGTGCATATGCATTATTTCTCTCAGTGCTGTTTATTATTGCTAGACCTTCTTCATTGTTGGTATTTACCTTGAATGTTCTGACTCTACTGCCACGACTGGTTGATACAGTCTTTTTGAAACTAGGAGGAAATGCAGGTTTTAGAAAAGTTCCGTTTTGTACATCAAGATTTATTGCTTCAGTATAGTTTTGACCATTTACTGTATAAGAAATGGTTTTGTAATTACTTTCTACTTTTGCTCTAGGATCTGCATTGTTTATATTATTAATACCTAAAACAGTAGAGGTTTTGTTTCTTTTTGTAGGTGCCATTACTGAATCCTCGATTTACTTACAGGTATTTCAATACTTCCGAGATCTCTCACGAACTCTTCGATAGGTAAATTAAAGGCAGTTTGCCATTCTTCCATTGCTATATCCAAAAACGGTGATTGCACATAGGATTTTATATATTTATGGTAACCCTTAGGAAGCTCTGCTGGATTTGATTCATCAACCCACTCCATAATCATTTCTCTTTCATCTGAGGCGTAATAATGCAGGTTTACGCCATAAAATACTGGTCCTTGTGATGAGGTAATATAACATAATGGATTTCTATCATAATACCTTAGTTTTTCTGCGGTTTTAGCACCATATTGGAATAGCATCAACTTACCAGGCACAGGAGCTCCCACAACTTGTGATTTTGGGAAGGTATTTCTAAATTCCAAGTTCTTTCTCCGTCATTATTTGGAAAGTCCATTTTCTGTCTTTACAGAATTCTTCTGCTGCATTCCATTTTGCTTGGTTAGTAGCATAGGTGTATACCTCAGAAACATACTTTTTAGTTCTTTTCTTCTGTACTTTTGGTTCTGCTACTTGTTTAGCAGGTTTTATTTCTATCACTCGATGCTGCATTTTACCTTTTACATCCTTGTATTTGATATAGAAGTCAGGAAAGTATCTGTGTATTCTATTATCTACTGGTGACTTGTAAGGTATGATGATCTCTTCTGATGACCATTGCAGTATTTGTTTATTACTATCACAATATTTCATAAATTTAAGTTCCCATAAAGAGCGATAGACGATCTCTCTTGGATCACCTTTGTACTTATTTCGGTTATTTGGTCGAAACTTACCTTTATATGACATACATAGTATGTAGCATCTTGTATTTAGGATTGTTGTGGCAGTAAGTTCAAATTCAAAATCAGTATGGACATTTGATCAAAGTAGACAATTTTTACCAACTAATGAATTATATGAGGTAGTTTCTAAGTTTGGTAATATAACACCTGCATTTAATAATAATTATGATGTGTCTTTTAATTTATCATCTGCTTCACAAGGACTGAAGCAGTATGTTTCTAGTAGATCTTTCTATAAAGATGAGAAAGGTCTTGCTGATGCTGGTCAGTATCTAGCATTATTTTGTTCAGAGGCAGTTTTACCTGGTTCACGACTAGATGTATTCCAACGACAAGGTATAAGACAGGGTATAACACAAAAGTTTGCTGCTTATAGACAGTTTCCCGAAGTTATATTGACTTGGTATTCTCAGAAAGATTACTATACTAATGATGTATTCAACTCATGGATAGAATTTATATCACCTAACATAGATATTACTTCATCTGGTAAGTATGGAACTTATAGAAAATTGAATTATCCAAAGACATATAAGTGTGATATGCAAATTACAGCATTTAGTAAAGACACCACTGATAGAAATAATAGATTAACTGAGTTTGGTGCATTCTCACAGCAACAACCAAGTAGTATAACTTACCATCTTGTTAATGCATTTCCTGTGAATATAGTTGCATCACCTTTAGCATATGGTAGAGCAGAACTTGTAAAAACTACAATAACTTTTGCTTATGATATGTATGATATAATAAGGACATCTAGAGTTGGAGGTGGAGTTGCATCAACGCCCCAAGGTCAACTTCCTCCAATATATACTGGTTCTGGAACAGGAGGTGGATTTACCGAAAGTGATAGATCAAAGTTAACACCAGATAATATTGCGAACGGTGAACAAAAGAAATTTGTAGAACCTATTGTACTAAAACAAATTGATACTCCCAGTAGGTCAGATCCCTACACAAATGGTATCAATGGTGGAAGATTAAAGGTATAATTGGGGTACTAAATAAAGCTACTGAATAATTTACTATGCCATTACCAAAGGTCACTGCACCTACGTTTGAACTGAAACTGTTATCAACTGGAAAATCAATCAAATATAGACCATTTCTTGTAAAAGAAGAGAAGGCATTATTGATTGTCTTAGAAAATGGTACAGATAAGGATATTACTGCTACTCTAAAAGAAGTATTAAAAGCATGTATTATCACTCGTGGGGTGAAAGTTGAAGAATTACCTAGTTTTGAATTAGAGTATTTGTTTTTGAATGTTAGAGGTAAGTCAATAGGTGAAACTGTTGAACTCAATGTAACATGTCAGGATGACGGTGAAACTAAAGTACCATTGACGGTATCTTTATCCGATATAAAATTACATGTTCCTGACGGACATACAGAAATTATTGATTTGGGTGACGGTCTTTCTATAAAGATGAAATATCCTTCAATGAAACAATTCTTAGAAAGTAATTTTCTAGTTTCAGATGCAGGTAGTAGTCAAGAAAGAATAGATTTAGCATTCAAGGCAGTAATTGATTGTATAGATCAAATTTATACAAGTGAAGAATCATGGGCAGCATCTGATTCAACCGATAAAGAACTGCTAAAGTTTATTGAACAGTTGAACTCACAACAGTTTGGTAAGATTGAAACATTCTTTGAAACTATGCCTAAATTACAATATAAAACTATTGTAACTAATCCTAATACAAAAGTCGATAATGATGTTGTAGTTGAGGGTTTAGCAAATTTTTTCGCATAATGCTATATCATACGACCATAGACAATACTATGGAGACTAACTTTGCGTTGATACAGCATCACAAATGGAGTCTAAGTGACATTGAAAATTTGATTCCTTGGGAAAAGGAAATTTATGTAAATTATCTTCTCAAGTATCTTGAGAAACAAAGACTAGAAGCAAAGCAAGCAGAAGCTAATGCAAACGCCTGGTAGATCAATTGAAGCAACAACACCTATGCTTTCTCCCTTAGGGAGTAGGATGGATACTGCTTCCGCAAATTTGATAGAGCGTAGTGAAGAAAGACTGAGAGATAATGGTATATCTAGAGGACAAACCAGACAACTTGGAAGTATTATACTAGAGTTTGAGAGACTGAATACTAGTATGAGATCTATGAGGTCTGAGATACAGTCAGATTTACGTGAGAGAAAGAAGTATTATAAGGAAGAAAAGAAGATACTCAAGGAAGATTTAGAAAATACAAATTTATTCAAGACTGCTGCACTATTTGATGGACGTAAGAATCTAGCGTTGATATCAGGTGCTATAGCAACGAAAGAATTGGCAGATGGTGATATTGGTGGAGCATTACAAGCAACAACTGCTGCAGTGGGTTTATTACTACCTGAGATTATAGGTACTATTGTAACAGTGCTTGGATTAGGTGGTATCGCTGGCGGAGGGCGTGGAGTTCCCCGTGGTAATGTCACAGGTGGTATGAGAGGTATACCTGGTGGTAAAGGTGGTATTATAACTGCTGCTTTATTAGCAACAGCACTTATAGGTAAAAACTTGTTTGGTTCTGGTGGGACAGCTGACACCAGAAGAAAAGAGGGCACAACAGAAACAATTGCAGGTTTTAATACTATAAATGAACCTGATGTTAATAGATTTAAAGTACAACTCAATAGATTTGAGAGTATACTTGATGGAATGATGTCAGGTCCGACGCAAATCGGCACTCAGAAAACAGGTAAGAGAAATGCTCCAGCAGGTGCTCTATCTAAATCTGGAAGTCAAGAATTAGATTCAGAGATAGGTGAAGCAACTGAAAAAAATAACTTCAATAAAGGATTTGGAAGTGGTGAGTTATCACAACAGGAAGTGGAAAAACTTTCTACATTATCAAATGCACAGAACATTGAAAAGGTAGAAACTGGTAACGAAACTATAATACCAGAGACAAAACCAGAAACTACTGAGGTTGTGGCAGAACCGACATCTCAAATAATGTCTAATAAGGAGTCTAAAGTAAATAACTTAAATTCAGAACCTAAAAGTGAGGTTATAAACAATAAAAAGACAATAGTGCCTGAGGTGTTGAGCGAGATAGAAAAAGAGAGAGCAGATGCTAATATTAAGAATACAGAATTGCTTCAAAGTGCTTCCATATTAGGTGGTTCTGGAGTTACTGATGGTAAAAGTGTATCACCTTTAGCAAACATAGATTTTTCTGGCACTGAGTTGGATAAAGAAGTAGATAAAGAAAGTCTTCTTAGTAAACTTGACCCTAGAAAATTATTCAGGCAGAATCGTAAACAGGTTGAGGCAGAGTCTAGTGGTATGAGTAGTGATGATGTATCGGTTGTAAATAATCAACCAGAGCAAGGTTCAAGTGGTGGTTCAAATTTACCTGCACCTGGTAATGGACAAGTTCAAGTTTCTGTAAACACTGCATATAGAGTCAATAGTGGTACAGCGATTGACAAGTTTGATCATAACGCTTCACTAAACTCATATACAACCTTTAGAGTCTAATGGCATTAGTATCATCAATATCAAGAAATAAAGTAGTCTCTTCTGCACTTCTTGCAGACATGAAGAGAACTTTTACTGTGACTAGAACTTTAGAGAGACAGTCATTAGAACTCAAGAAAAAATTAGTAAAAGAAAGAAAGATAGCATATGCTGCTCTTGCTAGTAGAGGTCGTGGAACTGATAAAGGTTTTGGTGCTGGTGGTGGTTTATTAGGTGGTGCTTTAGGTATAAGAGGTTTACGTACAGCACGTAGATTTCTTGGTGGTGGAGGAGGTAGTGTTACTCGTGGTGGTGGCGGTGGTCCTAAATTTCCTAGATTACCTGGCAGAGGACCACGGATAACTGGTGGTGGTAGATTTAAATTACCTAGGTTAGGTGGAGGTGCAAGAATAACTGGTGCTGGTCTTAGAGGTGCAAGGGTAGGACCATTAGCAATTTTAGCAACTGGAATTGATTTTACTAGTAGATTAGGATCAGGTCAAAACCTTGCACAAGCAACTGTTGGTGCAGGTGGTGGACTAGCAGGTGCATTGGCAGGTGGTGCAACAGGTGCAAAGATAGGTGCAGCGATTGGTACATTCTTTGGACCAGGTATTGGTACTGCTATTGGTGGTGCTATAGGAGGTATTGGTGGTAGTATAATAGGTGGTGTAGCAGGTAGTGGTTTAGCAGACTTTTTCACAGGTGCCAATAGAAGAAGAGATTTTGAGAAGAAGAGAACTTTACAGGTTTCTAGAAAAACATCTTTCTCTGGAGCACTTGATAAATTTGATAGAGTATTAGATAAATTTGCTAAACTTGGCAGGTCAGGTATTTTTATAGGTTATACGGAAGAGTTGCAAGATGAAGAACTAGATATTGGAGATATTGTACCTATACAAAGACCACCAAGATTTAGAGCTATTATTGATAGTATTGGTTATACTGCTTTGGGATTAGGATTAGCAACACTAGCAATTGTTGGTCTTGTCAATATTTTTGATGGTCCTTTGAGTGAGACTGCTTTTGGATCACTAGCACTTGCAGCATTCAAAAAAGCACCTTGGTTGAAGAGATTATCCATTCTTAAAAAACCCTTATTTACCAGAGTTAAACCAACAAACATACCTAAAGTTGAACCTCCAAAGTTTCAGAGAATAGAAACAAGTGTAAAACAGAGTGACATACAGGATCTTCTCAGAAGGGGTAAATTGAATAAATTACAAGAGTTTCTTGATAAACCTATCAAGAAATCAAGAAAAATCAATAAAAAGTTAGGAGAAACTGTGGAGAATAAGAATACATCAAAAAATATTGATGAATTTAATATATTTGATAATGAAATTTTCAAAAATCTCAAAGGTCTCCAAAATGGTGGTGAAGTATCTGCAGGGGAACCAATTGTTTTAGGTGAGATTGAACCAGAAGTATTCATTCCAACTCAAGATGGTGTGATCATACCTACAGGTGGAGGTCGTCAGAAAATACTGGTTGTCAATAATGGAGGTACAATACAAAAAGTTCCTGTTGCTGTAGGTGGAGGTGGTGGAGAAACTTTTACAGCACCTGTAACCTCTGATGTTTACTCTAACCTTGCTAAATATGCACAGTTCACAAGCTTATTAACAGTATGAATAAACAGAAGCTTTGGACAAAAGGATCTAAGATAGAAAGGTTTGATATAGTTCCAGTAGATAGACAGGGTGATTTTTTGAATATGTTAGGACAAATCAACTTCTTCAAGTATTATGAAGATGTATTTGACCCCTCTATTCATATTACTATCCAATGTGCAGATACTTATGGATTCCTCAATAAGTTACCCATAAGAAGTGGCAATGCAGTAAATTTAAAAATAACACATCCAAGTAATGAGGATGGTATAGAGTATGATGTAAAGGATGAACCTCTTGTCATAACAAACATAATGAATATTATGTCTGATCCTAAGAGAGAGGTATACGATCTAGTTCTTGAAACAAAACATGCAGTATCTAATCATACTACTAGAGTATGGGAGAAGCATAAGGGTAATATATCGGCAAGTGTAGAAAAGATATTGAAGGAAAAGTTAGAGATAAAGAAAGAGAGAATTTTTACAGAGAAAACTAAAAATGATTATGAGTTCTTTGGTAACTACAGAAAACCCTTGAAGACAGTGATGGATTTATGTCGTAAATCTATTCCCGAAAAATCTGATGGTGATAGTGTAAAGAAAGGATCTTCTGGATTTCTATTCTATGAGACATTAAATGGATATAGGTTTGAAAGTATTGACTCAATATTATTGAGTGATCCTTTTGAAGAGAAGTATATTTTATCTTCTGATAGTAAAGAATTAACTCCTATGGTTTCTAATTTCAAGATTTCTGGAGAACCTAATTGGGATGAAAGTCACGATATAATCAAAAAACTCAGAGCAGGTGCATATAAAACTGCTAACTGGTATTTTGATTTGGTTACTAAGAAACCATTATTTGATGAATTTTCCTATGAAGATTCAGTAGAAAAACACATGAAAAAAGCAAACGATGAGGAAGTCATACCAGAAGATTTCACTGAATTTTACTCTAGAATTATAGTAGGTGCTATAGATCAGGGTGCTATGACACCAAATGCAGATGGAAAGGAGACTAATACACCTCAGGATCAGGCAAAGTTTCAAGCACAAGCACACTCAAGATACTCTTCATTGTTTTCTCAGACGTTAGATGTTACAATACCTATGAACTTATCTCTAAGAGCAGGTTCTATGATTGAACTTGAGTTTCCTGAACTAAATAATGAAGAATCAGACAAGCGTAATTCCGCTTCTGGTAAATATATGATTGCACAACTCTCACATGAAGTTGGTAATCCAACAGGCGACTTTACAGGTTTGACTTTGGTACGAGACTCTTTCTTATCTAAAGACTAATGACAACAAAAATCCCAGAACACGATTTAAATCACGAATCTTACATTGATCCAAAGGATCATAAAGAGCATGTCAATCATGGCATGATTGAATATACTGAGGAAGATCTCAAGATGCACAACGATGCATTTCATGCTCATGAAGAGGATGAAGAGAATCCTGGTGATGCTAAGATTAATGATTGGCACACACGCCATGAAGATAAGCATCTAGAAGTTTATTGTGACAATCATCCAGATTCACTAGAATGTAGAGTATATGACGACTAATGCTTGAGACACGTCATTCTGCTATTGACTTTATTGGAAAAGATGGGTTTCACTGGTTCTTAGGACAGGTAACCCCTGATAAAGCATGGCGTGATAAAAACAATCAGAATTTTCAGAACGGTTTTAGAGCAAAGGTAAGAATATTTGGACATCATCCTAAAGCAGGTGAAGCAGAGGGTGGAATAGATGATGTTGATCTACCTTGGGCACATTTTCTAACTCCACCTAATTTTGGTGCTGGTAACAATTTTGGTGGTACAAGTTTTGCACTACAAGGTGGAGAGTGGGTATTTGGTTTCTTCTTAGACGGTGAGGAAGCACAGCAACCTGTGGTCGTAGGATGTTTTCATAATAATAGTTCTACGATAACAGATCAAACTGCTGAAGATGTAATCAATAATGGTACTACAGGATTTGGTTCTTTTGAGTTTCCTAAAGATATAGAGAAGGGTGATCCTATTACTCTTGTTAGTAATGAACCAAACGATCCTGTTAGTAGTATTGCTACCAGTGACGCTAAAGTTCTTAATGATAAGAAAGAGGAAAAGGGAACTATATCAAAACACTTTGATAATAAGACTTATGAGGTAAAGACTCACACTAAATGTTATACACCCAAAGGTGCAATGGGTGAGGTTGCAAAAGAATTGCAGAACTTTATTGGTGTAACTCAAAGTCTTGAGAAGTATAAGGATGGTTATATTGATCCAGTAGTCAATAAGTTTGTCAACATGGATAAACTTGTAGATAAAGCTGCTATGAAAATTGCAGGTGGTATGGCTGGTGTAGTGAGAGAAGGAAGAAAGCAATTATTCATGGATATCAATAAGAAAGTAGATAATGCTATTGGTTTTCTTGACCCTGACGAACTATTCAAGAATCTTGAGGTAAAGAAACAGACTGATGCCATATACTGTTTGATGGAGAATTTTTTAAAAGGTCTCAAGAATTTTGTTGGAGATTTTCTAAAAGAATTACTCGGTAAATTAGTAAATGCACCACTTTGTCTTGCAGAAAAATTTATAGGTGGATTACTAAATTCAATCACAGATACAGTTCAGAACCTAATAAACGGACCTATAAGTGCATTGAGTAAAATAGCAGGTATTCAAATTCCATCATTCATGTCAATGATGGATAAGGCAGTTGGTATTGCACAGGCAGGTTTAGCACTTCTATCATGTGAAGGTAATGAGTGTGAAGTAGCACCAGATGATTGGGTAACTAAT